TTTGAACTCAAGAAAAAAGATTGGCTAGATACTTCAGTGTTTAGAATAGCTCTAGTAGAGAATCCAGCCATTGAAACAGACTTTATATTTCTAAGTAAAGAAGACCATCCTATCCAATTATCTGTACAAGATGAGAAGAGGATGATATATTCTCCAGTCCTTATTCCCGACAAAGTTATTCCTAGAGTTTCTGAGAGCGGTGAAAAGTATGAGATATTCTTTTCTGGAGATACCATTGAGGAGATAGCCAAGGATTATATGCTAAAAAAGGCTACACTAGGAGAGTGGAATAGCGAGCATGATGAAAACGAATTATTAGATGGTGTTGATGTTGTTGAAAATTGGATTGTTGAAAACCCATCTAATGATAAGGCCGCTGAATTAGGCTTCAAAGTTCCATCTAAAACATGGATGCAAGGAACGTATATAAGTAATGAAAAAGTTTGGTCAGACATAAAGTCTGGCAAATATAAAGGAGTATCGGTTGAGGCTGATATGAGTCACGAATTAATTAATTTAAACAACGCTAACACGATGAGCGAAACAAACAGGAAGCTAGACTCTATTCTAGCACGATTGGGTAGAGTTATTCCTACCAATGTAACCAAACTAGCGTCCATGGATGTTGGAGAGGGAGTATTAATTTATGCAGATTCTTTCGAGGAAGGTGCTAAGGTCTACGCTGATGAAGCAATGACTGTGCCAGCTGAGGGTTCTTTTGAAATTGAGGGTAAGACTTTCACCGTTGAGGGTAAGACTTTCACCGTTGAGGGTGGTGTTTTAGTTTCTGTTACTGAAGCAGCTCCAGAGGCTGAGCCAGAAGTAGCTCTAGAAGAAGTTACAGTAGATGCTCCAGTAGAGGAAGTAGCTGAAGCTGTAAAAGAGGAAGTAGTTGAGGAGGTAGTAGAAGAAGTTAAGGAAAGCATCGAGGACATCGTGGCTGGGCTTGTTTCTAAAGCTGAATCTATGAAGAAAGAAAATGAAGATTTGCGTTCAGCATTGTCTGAGGTAAAAGAAAAGCTTTCAGCTATTGAAACTTTAACATCTGCCAACACAGAAAAATTATCAAAGGTGTCTACAATAGAACCTAAATCAGTAACATTAACTGCTACAACATCAAATAATGTAGCTAATTATTTTAACAACCGAAAAAACTATTAAAAATGGCTGTAGCAATTACACAAACATCTGACTCTATCAGTAGAGTAGAAGAGATTTTTTTAGATGCCGTATTAAGAGCATCATCTTTCGACGCTGGATTTGGCGTTAAACAAGTACAAGGAACAAGAGATAAGTTCTCTATGTGGGAAATGTCCACAGACGGAATTGTTCAGGATTACGTTACAGCTCCAGGTGAGCAAGGTAATGCTGCCATCTCAGATACTGAGTTTACTATCGTTACTAAGAGCATCAACTTGCCAGTAGCTTATGATTTATTCAAAAATACTGAATGGAAAGACGCTGTTGCTAACATTCACTCAATGGGAATGCCTGAGGAGTTAAAAGTGGCAATGGTTCAGAATATCGCTGAGTCTGCATTAAAGCAAGTTGAGAGCGAGCTTTGGTCTTCAAACGCTGGAGCAACTGGCGATGCTACTGGAGCAGTAAACGGATTTATCAAAATTATTAAAGATAAATTGACTGCGGCTACTAAGACTGGTCAAATCCTTTCTGGTGCTAATTCATTGGTTGACCCTACAACTATCCAAGCTAGATTTAACGAAATGGTAGCTGTTATTCCTGATGCTTTATTACAAGCTCAAGGAGAAGTTTTCTTCCACGTATCGCCAGCAACTGAGTGGGCTTATAGACGAAGCTTGCAAACTCAAAACATGGCTGTTCTTTCTTCAGAGCCAACTAACTTTGGTGGATTTGGAATTAAGGTTGTTCCAAACTTAAACCCACGTTGGGCAGTTTTAGGTAAGACTTCAAACTTAGGAATAGGTTTACCATCATCTTTCGGAGACATCATTTCTTTAGACGTTATCGACCAAAGAGACAATTTGAAAAATCAAGCGAACATATTCGGAAACTTTGGTTATGGTGCTGGAGCAACTACTACTGACTGGGTTACTTTAGAGAACACTACAGCGTAGTAATTTAAACAATCACGAGAGGGCGATTAAATTCGCTCTCTCTTCATCATAAAAATAATAATATTATGTCATGTACATTAACATTAAGTGCTACTAAGAGAGGCTGTGCGACTCCTTCAGGTATCCAGAGCTTATACATATTAGACCATGAAGCTAGAAAGGACTCTGAAGTTGTTTTTACTGAATCTAACGGAGCTTTATCAATGACAAATGCGGGAGCACAAGTTTCCGCTTATCACATTGAGCCAGTCTATAATACAGCTACTGTAACTACTCCAATTACTTCAGATGCTACTTCAAACGCTTTCAAGTATGATAGAAATTTAGAATTCAAGATAGATGGATATTCTGCAGAAACTTCTACTTTAGTAGAGAATATTGTAAAGGGTAGAACTGAGGTTTTAGTTGAGTGGGTTAACGGAAGCTACACATATATGGGAAATGAGAGAGGCTTATCTGTAACTGGTGGAGACGCTGGCACAACAGCTACCAATCTAAACGACCCTAAAGGCGTTACATTAACGCTAATGGAAGAATCTACTAAGCCGATGCCAATGGTAGACTTTGCTGAATTTGGTGCAGCTTTCACTATTGTAAAAGCTGTTTAGTATGTATTTGTTTGGGAATTATAGGGGCTCTAAATCTAGTTTGATTATAGACGCCAAAACAAATGAAGAAGAAATTGAAAAGTTTCTAGTTGATAACCCAGAATTAAATCATAGAATTACGGATTTAGAAAGAGTGAAATCTCAGTATAAATCTATGGGGTTAGATATGCCAAAGCCAAAAGCTAAGGTAGAAGCTAAGCCAACACCTAAACCTAAAGCTAAGAAGCATGGAGCTAAAAAAAGGCAACAAACTAGGTAAATATCAATATAAGAGGGTAGCGTTCGAAATAACGGACGCTACCTCTTTTGCTGACATTGCTTATATTTTTGAACAATACCCAGAACTAATAGACATTTTTTGCGATGATTCAGATAAAACAGAACCAATATACAAGAGTAAAGGTAAGGCTAAACGAATCAAGTCTAAGCGGCCTTGATGTAGATTTTTGGCTTTATAGTCCATCTAGAGGTTCTATTATTTTATCAAAATCGTTAACTAAAATTAGTAGAGGATATTATTATTTTGATGTTTCAGATATAGAGAGCTATCAACTTATTGACGATACTTATTTTTATACCATTATTCAGGGTGCAAATACTTTGAAAACTGGAGTAATTATGTTAACTTTGTCGGAAGCTGTTATAGGCTAATTTGATTACTCACTTGACTTAACATTAGCATAATGAAAATAAAATTATCAAGATACAAAACTAATTCAATACAAGGACAGCGTCGCAGTAATACATACTACCCAAACGCTTCAGATAATTTATTTAGTAACTATCTAAATAGCTTATATAACAACAGTCCTACTCATCAATGTATTATTGACGACATTACTCAGCAAGTTATAGGTTTAGGATTAACCTGCGATGACCCACAAAAGGACACTAAGCTAAAAGAGTTTTTCAAAAAGAAAGACCTCAACGCTATGGTATCCTCCTTGATAATTCAAGAAAGCATATCTTTAGAGGTTCGCAGAAATCCCTTAATGGAGATTAAAGCGGTAGAACCTATCAATGTTTCTCACTTTAGAGTTACAGATTTAGAGGATAATGTACCAGTAAGATTTAGCTATAGAGAAGATTGGAATCCTCAAAGCTCTATATATAACTACAAAAACACATACATAAATTCCTATAATAGTGAAGAGGCTAAGTCCTTACTTTATTATTACGATTCAGGAACATTTAATACTCCTTACGGAAGACCTAAATACATAGCTGCCGCTGATGCTATCGAATTGGAAATTGCCATTTATATGATGCACAATCATGGAGCACAAAATGGAATGTTCCCTAGTATGGTTATCTCTAAAGAAACAAGTGGAGACCCAGAAACAGATAGAAGAGATTCACAAGAGACACAGGCCCAAGTTATGGGGGCCGCAAATGCTGGCAAAGTAGTATCTACTTACTACCGACAAGGTGGAAATGCCCCAACATTTTCAGCTCCGTCTTTATCTGGACTAGATAAGATATACGATAGCCAATACGAAACGGCTGAGATTGGAATCTTAAAGGGCCACAGAATACCATCAGCTAATTTGATTAGTGGATTAAATTCAAAAGGTTCTGGATTTACTTCAGAAACTGAGGAGCTAGCTTATGCAACTGCTAGAATGAGAGAGAAAATAGTAATACCTAGAAGAGAGTTATTACTAGATATATTAGCCCCAATATTTGCAGAGCTAGAAATAGAGGGTGTATACTTTAAAGACGTTGTAGAGGCTCCTTTAGTAGCTCCAGAGGGTGGAGAGTTAGCTGATGTTAATGAATCTGTAAAGAATTTAACTGGTCGACAAATGCAAGGTATTGAACGAATAGTTCGAAAGTACAGTAAAGACCAATTGACGGAGAACCAAGCCAAGTTAATGCTAACCACTGGATATGGATTCTCAGATGAAGAGGCTATGATTTGGTTGCAGACTGAAGATATAGACGCTATAGACGGAGAGGTAACTGAAGAACTATCTAAAAAAAAAGACTTTGACGACGAGGCCGTTTTAGACGCTCTAGAGGGAGAAAAAGTAGATTTAGACAAATGGGAGCTAGTAGATGTTAGAGAGGCTAAGAACGAAGATATAGAGAGCTGGGCTAGTGATTTCATAAAGACTAGTAAGTCTAATTTAGAAAAGCTAGCAGATGTAATAAGTAGCAAGCCTAACGGATTTAGTGTTCTGGATAAATCATTTTATAAAGTCAGATATTCGTATCAAGAAAAGTATTCGTCTGGAAATAGTAGGAAATTCTGTTCTGGAATGATGGCTAGAACTGGTAGCGGTGTAGTTTATAGACTAGAGGATATTGATCAAGCTACTAGAGCTGGAGTTAAT